GCACTTCCAACACGGCGACCGAAACATCTTTGATGTCCCGGTTCAGGACCTCGCCTCCACCGCCATCGGTACATCTTCTGGCGATCTCATCCCAATGACCGTCCCGCCAGGGACGCGGCCGATTTTCGAGGTTGGGCTTTCATCAACTACGTCCGCCCGGCATGTCCTGGTGACAAGCCCCGAGCAGGCCGATACCGCTCCCAGCTCGACGATCAAGAACTGCACGGCGCCAACAACTTCTCAAGTCAACGTGATTTTCAGCGGCGCCCATCGTGTCGATGACCCCAATAGTCAGATTCGCATTCGTGCCAGCGGCGGCGGAGCGACGGCCGAGATCAACACGATGGGCTGGTTTGACGGCCGCGGCGAGAACGCTTAGCCGTGCCCAAGATCCCGATCGAGGTCCGCCCTGGGATCGTCACCGAGGAAACCGCTCGGGGCGGCTCCAACCGCTACAAGCTCGCGAACCGCGTGCGCTTCTACAACGGCCACCCCGAGAAGTTGGGAGGCTGGCTCAGCCATACGCTGGCTGGCGATGCAATCCTCGGTGTCCCGCGCGGCAACATCGAGTGGCGCGCACTCAGCAACGAGAGCCTCTCCGCTTTCGGCACCAACCTGCGCCTCTATCTGATCGACGGAGGCGCGGTCGAGAACATCACGCCCTACCGCCTTGCGACGGATGAATTTGGCGCGTCCGAGACCGAGCTTACCGATCCGTTCGACACGACAGACACCGAATCCATCGTCCTCGTCACCCATGCGGCCCATGGCGCAATCGTAGGCGACACCGTCTATTTCGCGAACGCTGACGCGGTGGGCGGGCTCACGATCGACGGGGAGTACCAGATCCTCACAACCCCGACCTCGGGCACCTACACGATCGACGCTGGCTCGGCCGCCACGAGCACGGTCACAGGCGGCGGCACGGTAGACTTCGGCTACGAGATCAACATCGGCAATGCGTCCGGCACGGCCGGTCTCGGCTGGGGCGTGGGTGGCTGGGGCGAGGGAACATGGAACACACCCCGGACGGCAGGCGATCTGGTCTTCCCCCCACGCATATGGTCTTTCGCCACCTGGGGCGAGGACCTGATCGCCAACCCCGTCAATGGCGGGATTTACGTCCGCGACACGTCAGTAGCCCCGCCCAATCGCGCCGCTCTGATTGCCGCGGCTCCAGCGGCGGCGGCGTTCATCGGCATCTCGCCCATCGACCGACACCTGTTCGCCTATGGCTGCACACCGATCGGCGGCTCAGTCCGCGATCCTCTTGTGCTACGCTGGTGCTCTCAGAACGATTACACCGACTGGACCCCGACCCGTACCAATACGTCCGGTGAGCGTCGGATCTCCGATGGCTCCGCGCTCAGCTCTGCTATCAATGCCCGTACCGAGCAACTGATCTTCACCGACACCGCGCCCTATGTCGTGACCTTCATCGGCCCGCCCGAAACGTTCCAAATCCGGCAACTAGGGTCGGACGCCGGCATCGCGGGGCCACTGGTCCGCGCCGAGTATGCCGGCCGCGTCTACTGGATGTCCCAGAGCGATTTCTTCGTCTACGACGGCAGCCTGAATATCCTGCCGTGCCCGATCCACAACCATGTATTCAACGACATCAACCTGTTGCAGGGAGGAAAGTTCCATTGCGGCGTGTCGACGGAGTTTCACGAGATTTTCTTCTTCTACGTCTCGGCAGACGCAACGGAGATCGACCGCTACGTCTCCTACGACGTGCTCTACAACACGTGGTCGATGGGCGAGCTTGAGCGCACCACATGGTTCGATAACTCCGAGGTCCGGTCCAAGCCAGCCGCGTTCAACGCCTCGGCCGTCTTCTACGACCACGAGACGGGAGCTACCGACGATGGCTCGGCCATGGGGGATTATCTCGACACCTGGGACTTCGAGATCGACCCGGCTGGCGAGCACGTCATGTTCATCGAGAAGCTGGTGCCCGACTTCCTGCGCCTGTCGGGCACGGTGCAAGTCACATTCACGGGCAAGCTCTACCCCAATGGGGACGCCAGCGAGGATGTGACCAAGGGTCCGTTCGACATCGTGCCTGGAACCAAGTTCGTGAAGCCCCGGCTCCGCGCGAGGCAGATCTCCATGCGCATCGCAAGCGATCCTATGGTCCCAGCAACCGACTGGCGTACCGGCACCTGGCTGGGGCATGCGCGTCCGCAGGGGAGGCGCTGATGCCATCACAAGGACAGGCGCTCCCGCTCTTCGAGCTCGGCCATATCCAGGACCAGCAGAAGTTCGCCCGCCGCCTCAATGAGTTGATCGTGACGCTTGATCAGCGTATCAGGGCTCTCGAAGGGCCGCTCGTGGACCCGCGCGAGCCGGCAGTAGGTCAGGAAGTGTACGCAGTGACCAACGATACGGAGCAGCGAGCATTCGACGCCGACACTGTCACGCACGAGGCGCTGGCCGATGTCGTCGGGACGCTGCTGGTGGACCTGAAGAACGAGGGCAAGCTGCGATGAATATGATGAACCGACACCAGCAGCCATTCGGCATCACGGGCGGCTACCAGCGCACCCCAGGCCAGGCAGGGCCACCCATGGCCGCGTTCGGGCGCAACGGCGATACCATGATGGCGCACGTCACACCCGAGGAAGCGTCCATGCTCAAGGCACGTGGTGGGGCCGGAACGACCAACCCCACGACCGGCCTGCCGGAGTACTACAGCACCAGCAATTACGATGACCGCGGTTTCGGAGCTGGCGGCGAAGGCGATCGCCTTTCCGAAGCTCGCGACACAGCGCGCGGCGGCGGGTTCGATGACCGCGGCTTCGGGCACGAAGGCGAGAGCGCCAGGCTTCGTGAAGCCCGCGGCGACATGCGCGACTTCGCCGGCCAGATCACGCGAGACGGCCGCTCGCCTACGAGCGAGGAAGTCGATTTCGCCATGGGGCCTGGCACCTCGTCGGGCTTCGCAGGCTTTAACAGGACCATGAACATGGTCGGGCCTGGGCTCAGCGGGTTTGGCCTACAGGCGCGGCCGGCGGTCGATCCCACGACCGGGCTGCTGTCAGGTCAGGTCACGATCGCCGGCATGGCTCTGCCAGGTTTCGGCTTCGAGGGCGGGCAGGGCGCTGTCTCGTCCGGCGAAGGCGGCGGCACGGGCAACGAGGAAAAGGACCGGCTCGGCACCGAGCTGCTTCGCGCCGTGCTCGGCAAATCCTCGACGAAACCGGTGGAGCCGGCAGTGAGATCGCCAACCGCGACGCCATACCAAGGAGACCCGCTGACATACGGGCAGCCGGGCTCGACACCTCATAGGTTCTTCGGATGAAGCCTCGCGAACATGCCCAGCTTACAGGCGCCAAGCTTGAGCTGGTGATCAAGCGGGCGAGTGCCTACGACGCGAAACGCATCGCCGTGCTCCTGGAAGATTGGTTCAAGGAAGCCTCGCTCGCCTGGCCCGCGCCCCAAGAAGGCCCGATGATGCAATGGGTGCTGGATGTCATCAACAACGGCTTCGTAGCGATGGCCGAGATGGCAAGCGGCGGGCGGCTCTTCGGTGTGGCTGGCATCACGCCAGCCCATCTACCGTGGACCACCTCCGGCATCGTCGCGCGCGATCAGTTCTTCTACGTCCCGCCGTATTACCGCCACTGCGGAGCGGCTGACGCCTTGATGAAGGCGCTCAAGATCCACTGCGCCAAGCGGAACTGGCCTCTCGTGATGCACATCATCAGCGGCTACACCAGCGGCGAAGAGCGGGTTGGCGCTTCCCGCCTGGAGCGCTGGTACGGGCTCCAAGGCGGTCATTACGTCGGTGGCTGCATGGTGTATGGTCTCAGCGAGCTGGTAGTCGAGCCGAAGGCGAAACAGAAAGAGGCTGCGGCCTGAAAGGGATTACGGGCATGGGATTTCTTTTTGGATCAGGCAGCGCGCAAACCTCGAAGGAGACCTCCTACCCGAGCTGGGTCACGGACGCCGGCAAGTCCGCCGTGAAGTCTGCCAAGCGGATCGCGGAACAGCCCTACTCGGCCTACCCGAACCCGCGTGTTGCCCCCTTCACCGAAGGGCAGACGACTGCCGTTGGCAACGCCGGCCGCTCGCCCCAGATGGTGCAGCAGGGCTTCGACCTTACGTCCGATGTCGCCAACACGGGCTGGGACACGGCCACCGCCAACCAGTACATGAACCCGTTCCTCGACGCGGCCTTGCAGCCCACGATCCGGCAGATCAACGAGCAATCGGCCCAGGATGCGATCGGCGCACGGGCAGGCACGGTCACGCGCGGCGGCGTAGGCGCCTTCGGCGATGCCCGCGAGGCGACGATGGAAGGCCAGCTCGAAGAAGCCCGCCTGCGCAATGTCGGCGACTTCACGGCGCGTGGCTACGCCGACGCCTACAACCAAGCCTATGGCGCGTTCGCAGACACGCAGAACCGGCGGCTCGCATCAGCCGATCTCATGGGCACCCAGGGCGGCAGGTACGGAGCCACCAATGCCGGCGCGTTTGCCATGGGCGAAGCCGAGCAGCAGCAGGGCCAACGCAGCCTCGATGTCGGCTACGGAGACTTCCTGGAGGAGCGCGATTGGGAGGCCCGCGGTCTCGACGCCTATGTGCGCGCCCTATCGGGTGTACCCACTGGCTCCAGCCAGACTGGCACCGTGCCGGCGGCCAGCACCGCCACACAGGCGACGGGGCTCGCCATTGCTGGTGCGGGCTTGTACCAGACGTTCTTCTCGTGAGCGCATGTTCGACGAACTCAGCGACGACGAACTCAACCAGCGGCTCTGTCAGAACCACCTGATCGAGTTCATCTCGGCCACGCTGCCGTGGTTCGTGATCGACGACGTTCATATCCACATCTGCCGTCAGATCGACCGTCTGCTCGCCCGCGAGTTCGATCGGCTGATGGTTTTCTTGTCCCCCCGAGGCGGCAAGAGCGAGGTCTTTTCCAAGACCTTGCCCGCCTTCTATCTGGGCAAGAATCCCTCTCACAAAGTCATGCAGGTAAGCTACTCGTCCGATCTAGCGGTTGACTTCGGCCGCATGGTCCGCGACAGGATCAGAGACCCGAGCTACCAGAGAGTCTTTCCCAACGTCCAGCTACGGGCCGACGTGAAGGCCGCCGGGCGCTGGATGGTCGAGCACGGCCTGAAGGGCCAGGAGCACGGCGAATACATCGCCTCTGGTATAACGGGCGGCATCGCCGGCAAGGGATGGAACCTGGGGATCATAGATGACCCCTTGAACGAGCAAGATGCACATAGTTTGCTGGCAAAGAAGCATGCTCAGGAATGGTACGGACCTGGCTTTTACACGCGCCGCCAACCCAATTCCAATATAGCGGTGATCATCTCCACCCGCTGGGCGGCCGACGATCTTCCTGGCTACCTGCTGGACTTGCAGGACAAGGACCCGAACGCAGACCGCTGGCGTGTGATCGAGATCCCGGCGTTTCTGGACATGCGCACCGCGAAGATCCTGAACGAGTATTCCCACATCGGCGAGTTCTACGACCGCAAGCGCCATGAGAACGACACCACCGTTCAGGTGAACCGCTTCCACTACAAGGGCCACGACCGCAAGCAGGTTGAGGTGGCGGCGGACGATGCCACCGTGGTCGACGACAGCGAGCTTCTGAAGGGCGATAGCTTCTCACCGCGGCGCTGGTCCAAGGAGGAGTTGACGCGCACGCGCGGCAACATGAGCCGCCGCATGTTCTCTGCGCTCTACATGCAGAAGCCCGTGGACGTGGAAGGCCACATCATCAAGCGCAAATACTGGCGCAAGTGGACCCAGCGCGAGCTTCCGATATGTTATGAAATCGCATCGTTCTACGACACCGCTTTCGAGGAGTCTGAGGACGACGACTACACGGCCCGCACGACATGGGGGCTGTTCCACAACGCGCATCTGACCAACGTTATCTTGATCGAGGCGTGGCGCGACAAGATCGCTGAGCCCAACCGCATTCTCGACAACATGCACGACCACGTGAAGAAGTTCAACGTCGACCGGGTCTACATCGAGAAGCGCGCGAGCGGGGCCTGGCTAGTCCGCGAAGGGCGCAACCGCGGGCTGCCGACGCGGTTCTGGCTTCCCCCGGTGGGATTGCTTGGGGCGCGCAATACCGGCAAGACGCCTAGGCTGTGGGCCTCGACAGTTCCCCTGGAAGGCGGCGCGGTGTGGTATGCTGATAAGGCGTGGGCCGAGGATGTCATCAACGAGACATGCGAGGCTCCGTTTGGTAAAAATGACGATTGGGCCGACACGGTTTCCATGTGCCTGATCGAGCTGCGCCAGCGACATCGGGTTGAGATCCCAGGGGTAGACGACAGGGTCGAACCTGTGGAAGATGAAGGTTTCGTTCCACCTCCCGCAAGCCGGGACAAGCTGAGGGTTTACGGATGACACCAAGAGCCAAGGCAGATCAGGTCGGGCCGATCCACGGCGAGCCTGACGACGGCCTCGAAGCATTGGCTGCCGATGGCGTCGAGCGGTTCGCCACTGGCGGATACATCAAGATGGGCGAACCGGAGGCGATGGCGTCCGGCTACCTCGACGCCCTGGCCAATGCGGTACGCACGGTTGCGGCGGTCCAGAAGGCGCAGCTCGGCATGCTCGAAGAGGGAGACGCCGATATCCACGTCCTGATGGACCGGCTGCGTGCCATCCCGACGCCTGCCGCCGACACGCAGGGATAATCCGCTATGGCGAACGGCGACATCATGGTCGACTTCGGCCCGGAAATGAGTGCCGATGGCACCATCGAGTACGGTGAGGACGGCTCCGCGACCCTCCATGGCGAAGGAGACGGCCAGGATGTCGCCGTTCCCACCGACCACTACGCCAACCTGGCGGAATACCTGCAAGCCAAGGATTCCAACGCCCTGGCCATGGTGGGCCAGAAGCTCGTGGAAGCGTTCGACCGCGACGCCGAGGCCCGCAAGGAGTGGGAAGGCCGCCTCGCCAGAGGCATGGAGATCGTCGGCTACGTCCCTGTCCCCGACAGCGCGATCCCCTTCAAGGGTGCGAACACCGTCGTCTATCCGATCATTTCCGAGGCGGTGATCCAGTTCAACGCGCGCGTGATGGACGAGCTGTACCCGGCCGCTGGCCCGGTCAAGACGATCGTGGTGGGCGACGCCTCGCCCGAGAAGGAGGAGCAGGCCGAGCGTGTCGGCGACTTCATGAACTACCAGATCACCGAGGCAGATCCCTCATGGGAGGACGAGGACGACCGGCTGATGATGCGCCTGCCCCTGGACGGCATGGGCTGGAAGAAGGTCTACCAGGACGACAGGCTCGGCGTGCGGTGTTCGCGCTACGTCGCCGGCAAGGATGTTTACGCGCCCTACTCCGCCACCACGACCATGACGACACCGCGTCTCTGCCATCGTTTCGAGCGGTACGCGAACGATGTGAAGTTCGAGATGCTCTCGGGCTACTGGCTCGAATGTGAGCTGCAACCGCCGCCCGCCCAGGACAGCACCGATCGCGGCGAGGTCCAGCAGTCGATCGACGAAGCCGAGGGTTCGACGCCGACCGACGAGATGGACGAGGCCCCGTACACGATTCTGGAATTCTACGTCGACTACAACCTTCCCGGCTTCGAGCACGTCAAGCAGGAAGAGGGCGGCGAAGAAGTCGAGACCGGGCTTGCGCTCCCCTATGTGATCACGGTCGAGAAGGACAGCCAGAAAGTCCTGCGGATCGTGCGGAATTGGGAGGAGGACGACCAGAATTACCGCAAGACCGTCAACCTCATTCCCTTCCGGTTCCTGCCGGGTCTCGGCTTCTACGGGATGGGTTTCCTGCACGTCATAGGCTCGCTGAATGAGGCGGCAACCGGAGCACTACGCGCCCTACTGGACAGCGCGGCGTGGGCCAACATGCAGGGCGGCTTCGTCAGCAAGGACGCGGCTGGCATCAAGTCCGAGGTTCTCACCATCGAGATGGGCACCTGGAAACGGGTGGATGCCACCTTCGAGGAGCTGGTGAAGGGCTTCTTCACGCCGCCGCGGCAACCGCCCAGCGAAGCTCTGTTCAAGCTGCTGGGCATGCTGATCGAGGCGGGCAAGAGCTTCACGAGCACGACCGATGCCATGACGGGTGCCGGGACCACGACCGGCCCGGTTGGCACCACGCTGGCCCTAATCGAGCAGGGCTCTAAGGTCTTCTCCGGCATCCACAAGCGGATGCACCGTAGCAAGCGGGCCGAATACCGGCTCCTGGCCAAGCTTAACGAGCGCTACCTTCCACAGGAAGGAGGCTACCCCTACGAGCTGGGGCTGGGCAATGACAGCCGCATGATCGCAGCGAAGGATTTCGATGCGCGCGTCGATGTTCTGC